GTTTTTCGGCCGTTGCCCGGTGATGAGTCGCCTTTCCCCGCCGCATAATCCAAGCCGGTGCCATTTGCTGATGACCGAGTTGCGCGTCTTGCCGATTTCGTCGCCAGTTTCCTTCGCGCTCTTGCCGGCGGCGAAAGCCTCCTTGGCTTGCTCAATGCGTTCGTCGGTCCACGGGTTGACCCAATACTCGTTCCCGGCCATCACGCGCCTCCTCTAAGAGTTTCAGGTGCATGTTCTCCGGGACCGTGTCTGCCGGTTCCGCATTTATTTCCACAAAATGATTTTGAATTGCTTTTTATCCTATTCTTAATTGGCCAATTTTCACGCCATATAACACCAGCAACGACATTGCGTGTAACGCCGAGTTTATCGGCAATAAGCTGAAAAGATTTTTCCCCATACATCAAAAGGATTTTTTTATTACGCAATTTATTTTTAGCTGATATGGTCATCACGCACCTCCTGTGAAGGGAGGCGAAAGCGACGGGTCAAGCCTGATCGCGAGCCGGGTGAAATATTTCGACAAATCGTAGAGCCATCTCGCGATTCGAATCGCAAGATCGGCGGACATGCGCCGGATCATAGTGGCCTCTAAGTCTTACCCCGTCGCCGCTGTTTCGCGCGGCCCGCACGCCCTAGGCCACTCTGTTTGATGCTTCCCATTATTCCGCCGCCTCGGGGGCTTTGATCCCCCAAAGGCTCGGTGACGCCTTTTTACGCAGGCGTTTCAATTCTTTCGTCACGATCAGGTAGGTATCGGCCGGCAGCCGGCCGGCCGCACGCCAGTTCGAGACGTGCTGATCTTTCCGGCCGGTAAACCGGGCTGTCGCTGCGGTGCCGCCGAGGGCGTCGATTACTTCGTCGGCGGTCCGCAAATCTTCCATGGACTCATCATACAGATTCGCTGTAGACTGTCAAGCTTGCCATCTGTTTAATGGCGTAGGTTCAGCGTTTCTGTAAGTTTTGAGTGATGAAAACGATCTACCCGGAAAGCATCGAAGCCTGCGCGGAGCGGCTAAAACTCACGCGCATCGCGGCTATGGACGGGGAAGATAACCAGGCAAAGTTTTGCCGGATCGTTCAAATCAGCGCCCCAATATGGAATAACGCCGAAACCGGTGACAATTGGCTCACGATCGGAAATGCCCTGAAACTCTGCCAACGGTATGGAATTACCCTCGATTGGATATACCGTGGCGATATGCAGTGTCTATCAAGGGAAATGCGCGACCGGATAGCCGCCCTGCAAGAGCCCAGGCCCGCTAAACGGGCTTAGGACCGCCCAGAAACAGCCCTACAATCGTTTTGGCGTAGTCCAGCACCCGAACTGCCTCGTCAGGGCTTTCAGGTAGCTGTATGGCGATTTGTAGGGCGAGCCGACGCAAGGCAGCTTCGCGGTCGGGATTGCGCGTTTTCTCCGTGCGGATTTTATGAACTGTACTCATGGTTGCTAACCCCCCAGCCCCTTTAGGGAGCATTCATCATGTTCTACAATCCCGCCCTGCGCAATAGGCGATATTGGTTATCTACAGTTTTTCTGTAGACGGCTTGACTTCGTACAGAATGCCTGTATATTGCTCCCTGTTAATTCGGGAGCGAGTCATGGGCTACGAACCGGTCATCTACTGCCGCCGCTGCAACGAACCGCTCGATGTTTGGCAGCCATACGAGGACAGATTTTGCGACTGCACCAACCCCCATCGCAAATATCGCCTCCCCTTTCCCCCGCTCGAAAAGCGCGCCTTCACCACGCTTGAAAATGCAGGACGGTGCCGGCGCGAGGCCGCCCGCTATCTGGCCGCCGGCAATCAGGACATCGCCGCCGTCTACAAACGCGCTGCGCATGAGCATCTTTTCTACGCCCGCAAGGCGCGGCTCGAAGCGGAGGCCGCATGAACGATATCCGCACTCGCGCTCGCAGCTACATGCGCGAAGCCTCCGAGATTATCGATCGCATCAATAAGCCAGCGGCGGAGCTTGACGCGCTCGAAGCCAGAGTCATCGGGCATCTCACATTTATATTCGCTATGGCCGTATTTGCCTTTGCGCTTGTCGCGGCTGTGATCGCGGAGAAATTAGGATGAGTGAAGCTCAGAAGGCCAAACACCTTGCCACATCGCATCAAGCTCCGCTTCCTGCGGTAAGCGATGAATCCGCCGCGATCCTGCAAGTGATCGAGCGCGCGGCGATGAACCCCGCCGTCGATATCGACAAAATGGAGCGCCTGCTTGCGATGCAGGAGCGCATCGTCGCCCGCAACGCGAAGGCTGCTTATACGGACGCGCTTTCCTCCATGCAGCTCGAACTTCCTGAGATCGTCGAGCGCGGCAAAATCCAAATTGGAACCGGCAAGGCGCAAATGTACGCCCGCTGGGAAGATATCAACGAGGGCATCAAACCCACCCTCGCCAAGCATGGCTTTGCGCTCAGCTTCCGCACCGGCCGCGACGGCGACAAGATCGTTGTTACCGGCGTTCTTTCCCACCGCGACGGCCACAGCGAGGAAACGACCATCCATCTGCCTTCCGATACATCGGGCAGCAAGAACGCCGTCCAGGCTGTCGGCTCATCGACCAGCTACGGCAAACGCTACACGGCCTCGGCGCTGCTCAATCTCACCTCGCGCGGCGAGGATGATGACGGGCTGGCAGCCGGCGCGAAGCCAATCAGCGAAGAACAGCTTTCTCAACTTGTGGCGCTGGCCGATGAAGTCGGAGCCGACAAGGCGAAGTTCTGCGGGTTTATGAAAGTTGAAGCTCTAGCGGAAATCGCAGCGAAGGATTTTGACCGCGCCGTGATGGCGCTCAATAGCAAGCGGAAGAAAAAATAATGCAAATCTTCGATTGCGAACAAGGATCGCCGGAATGGTTCGCGGCCCGCTTGGGAATCCCCACGGCGTCTGAATTCGCAACCGTCATGGCGCATGGCAAGGCTGGCGCGGAGAGCAAAACCCGCAAGACCTACATGCTTAAATTGGCCGGCGAAATCCTTACGGGCCAACCGCAGGAAGCCTACACGAACGCGCACCTAGAGCGCGGGAAGGTCATGGAGCCGGAAGCGCGCGAGCTCTATGGGTTCGTTAACGACGCGGAGTTGCAGCAAGTCGGCTTCATTCGCAACGGCGAGACAGGATGCAGCCCTGATTCGCTCATCGGCACGAACGGGATGCTCGAAATCAAAACCGCGCTCCCTCACATCCATATCGACGCGCTGCTTAAGGGAGAATTCCCACTCGAACACAAGGCGCAATGCCAAGGCGCGTTATGGGTTGCCGAAAGAGAGTGGATCGACATTGCGGTCTACTGGCCGAAGCTTCCGCTGTTCGTGAAGCGCGCCACGCGCGACGACGGCTATATCGCCAATCTCGCAGGCGAAGTCGATCGCTTCAACAATGAACTCGCGGTCATCGTCCAGCGCGTGCGCGCCTATGGGCAGGAGAAAGCGGCGTGACGATTGTTCCTGTTTATTTTGCATGGGATGGCGAGTCCATGGTGCCGCTGCCTCGCTTCAATAAGCTTTGCGAGAAGCAATATGTCATCGGGGAAGAATACCCATTAGCTCCAATCGAATCGCGTTCATACAATTCGCACAATCATTATTTTGCTTCGGTCCAAGAGGGTTGGCGCAATCTACCGGAAGATCAGGCCGAGAATTTCCTAACGCCAGAGCATCTTCGCAAGTGGGCGCTTTGCAAGGCTGGGTTCGCTGATGAGCGATCAATCGTTTGTTCATCGAAAGCCGAAGCATTGCGAGTGGCGGCATTCATTAAGCCGATGGACGAATACGCGATCGTCGTCGTGAACGAGGCGACAGTGAAAGTTTTTACCGCGCAATCGCAATCCAAGCGCGCGATGGGGAAAGAAGTTTTTCAGGCATCGAAACAAGCTGTTCTTGAAATCATTTCGGAAATGATTGGCGTCAAACGCGAAGTTCTTTCCTCCGAAGCCGGGAGGGCCGCATGATCGAAAAGCAGCCCCGCGAACGCAATGAAGATCATCTTGCGCTCATCCGGCAATGCCCGTGCCTAGGTTGCGGTAAAGACCCTTCCGGCGAAGCGGCTCACCTCCGCATATCGATGGAGGGGAAGCAGAGCGCAGGGATCGGGGCCAAGCCTGGCGATCGATGGGCGAACCCACTCTGCCACGGCTGCCATATGGATCAGCATTCAATTGGCGAGAATGCATTTTGGGACAGCCTTGATATCAACCCGTTCGATACCGCCGAAACTCTTTTCAAGCTCTCTCCGAATATCCACGCCATGCGCACCTACGCTTGGGAGATTATCCAATGAATCCCACTCCTGCCGGGAACCGTCCCGAGTACCCGGCACAGCGCGCCGCCCCGGCTAAGAGCCGCATCCCAGCCGGGGCGGAGGTGCGCGCATGACCTCCCGCGATGAACGCGCCATCAGCCCGCAGGCCATGGGGCTGTTAACGGCCCATGAAAATATCGGCCGCGACCGTGGCCGGCGCGAAGGCCAGTTAATCGGTTTCTTCAAGGGCATGTTTGTAACGCTGTTCGTTCTGTGGATTTTGGCAATCATCTTCTAGGGGGAAACAATGGCCGAGGATTTTCAAGAAGCGCCACACGATCAGATCGAGCGAACGCTGCAAACAATTCACTGGAATAAAAACGAGCGCATCCGGCTCGAACGTGAAGGCTGGGAAAAAGATAAACGTATTGCGGCATTAGAAGCTAAGGTTGACGCCGTTCGAGCCGAACTTGAAAAGCGCATTCAATATTCTGAGCGGCGCGAGGCATCCTTGGATGATGATTATCAGGAAGCGCGCCGCGAAGTGACGGTCCTAACCACGCTGATTGATACCATCATGGATACATGCCAAGCGGCCTTGGCTCAGGCGAGCGTTGCAAAGCATGGGTATTCGGATGCGAACAAACAAACCGGAAATGAAAGCGCGAGCCGAGAATTCCTCAACGCCGTCGCCAGGGGCTTGAATATCGATCCTGAAAACGCTCCCGCACCGCCGCCGCCAACGACAATTCACGCTCAGCGCCCGAACAGGCTTCGGCAACTGGTCGATGACCTGGAAAACGAGCCGATGCCGAAATTCTTGCAGCGCGGGCCTATGTCGCCATCCGAGCGCGAAATCCCGCCCGAGAGCAAGCCGTCTTTGCGGGTGCTCGCGGATATGTTGTCGGGACAAGCACCGCTCGTCCCGGAAGATCAGGAGCCGCACAAATAATGCGACACCCGCCGCTCTATCCGAGCGAAGATCAGATTGCCACGATTGTCCTTGGGCCTGGAAAGATCAAGGAATGGCGGGCCTTGGCCGTAATTCTTGAGCGCAGCGGGCTTCCACACGTAGACCCTCTAACGGGTTGCCGATACGGCCCTGCGGTGCGAGCATTCTTCGACAGGCGGAACGGCGTGACGACAGGAGCGCCACCGATCGCGGTGGATGGGAGTGAAACATGGCCGAAAGACCCCCCGGGCTCAAATGCAGAACCCGCAAAGGCGGACAACGTGTTTGCTATTGGGTCGCCCAAGCCGCGCTGATTCGCAAAGGCTACCGGCCGAAAACCGTTCGCCTATCCTACGATCCTTCTGACCTCGATCGTGATGCCAAGCTCGCGCATCGTTGCCGCGTCCTTCAGGCCGAAATGCTCGAATGGGCAAGCGGACGCCCGCAAGGCGCGGTCATGTTCGACGGCACGCTGCAATCGCTCGTCGAGCTTTACCAGAAAACGCACGACTCGCCCTACCACGACCTGAAACCCGGCACGCAGCAAGCCTATGCAAAGCACATGCGCCTATTGATGGCCGCCGTTGGCAAGCGCCGCATCGATGCCGTGACCGGAGCCGACGTGCGCCGCTGGTACAAGAACATGGCGAAGCCGAAAATCGAAGGCGGCAAGCCCCGCACCGGCTATGCCTATCTGATGGTATCGATCCTCAAAGTCGTGGTGAGCTACGGGGCTTCGCTCGGCATCCAGTCCTGCGTGAACTTGCGCCAGCAAATGAGCGCCACCAAATTTAAGCAAGGGCCGGCCAGGGACACGCGCCTCACTCACGCACAGATCGTCGCCTTCCGCACCGCTGCTCACGAAATAAGCCGCCCCTCGATGGCGCTGGGGCTGACGCTGCAATTCGAGCTTGCGTTCCGCCAGCGTGACGTAATCGGAGAGCGCGTGATCGATCGCGATGGCCGCGAGACATGGCGTGACGGGCTCACCTGGAATCATATCGGAAGCGACGGGATTCTCCGCAAGGTCACCACAAAAACCGGGGCCGACGCCGCCCACCGCACCAGCGATTATCCCGAACTCGTTACCGAACTGGAACGCACGCCACTCGATCGCCGCATCGGCCCGCTCGTCATCAACGAGTCCACCGGCGCGCCCTACAAGCCCGAGCAATACCGGCATTGGTTTCGCATCATCGCGCGCAAGGCAGGAATTCCCGACGAGATTTATTCGATGGACGCTCGCGCCGGGGCCGTCACCGAGGCATATGAAAGCGGCTCGACAACCGAAGGCGCGATGGCATTGGGTACCCATACCCAGGCCAGTACATCACGGCGCTATATGCGCGAGTCGGTCGAGCAGACCAGCCGCGTGGCAAAGCTGAGAGTGGCAAGCAGGGAGAAGAAATGAACCCCCGGAAAAGAAACCGGCCGCCTTACCGACCCCGCCATGCGTGGCCGCTATATTCTGTGCATATTTCGATTGCCGATCAAAAGAACACAACGCTCTTTCAAACGTCAGTTCCTACAAGTCCGTTCTGCCCTTCAAGCAAGCTAATGAGGCAACTTGCCAGATTCTTACGAGAAAGCGGACGGCAGATACGAGGGGAACACCGCTAAACAATTACAACATGATCGCGCCTAGGTCGTGTATACGAGAATTACTTCCATCCTATTGATTCTATTGAGCGCGTTCCTGCGGCGTTCCCCGGCGTTCCCGCTCCTATTCTGCCAAGACGGGTATCGCGACAAACTGCAAGTTCACCCTGAAAACGGCCCCACAGTTATGACAGGTGAATGGAGCGTGGCGATTAACGTCGCCCATTACATCCGGCGGGGCGTTGTTCAACTCATAAATCGCAAGAGTGCAATCGCCGCTCTTGGATTGCGCCTCCGTCTTTTCCCCGCATTTGGGGCACGGCACCATTATGGAATCGAACATGCCCACTGAAAAACTCCTTTAGCTCGTGAGACTTTGCGGACGAGGGCCAACAACGATCATTTGCCCCCACAAAAGCAAGATAACATCATCCTCACCGTTCGCGCGGCGGCGCTGCATATCGGCTATCGCTTTCGCAGCAGCCGAATGCTCGCCCGAAATGTTTGCCATGCGCTTCGCTTGCTCTAGCGGCAACTCAGTGACAATCGGCCTGCGCTTTTTCATTTCAACTCCTGTTTTGTTAGATTGGTCAGACGGTACGGGAGTCGAACCCGCTCTCTCCGCATGTTATCTCGCGCGAGCCTTTCATGCGTTATCCTGTCCCCTAGACGATCCGTCACAGTTCAAAATCTCACTCGGAATTGATTATCCCTGCGTGATCATTGTTATAAGTTCTCCTAATTTGACAGCGGGCAATTATGGTGCCCGCAAGGGATTGTATCTGCCTCGGTCAAGTTCACGGCACATACGCCACAGGAAGAAAGCTGGGCCGGGTCTGCTTTTAAGTCTGCCTTATCGGCCATTTGCAGCGGTTGACTAGTCCGCCATTCGACACGTTTGCGCGTTACATCAATGAACCATTTTTCCTTTTCGATGCAGATAAATTTCCTGCCCTCGGCTTGCGCGGCAGCGGCGGTTGTTCCAGAGCCGCACGTGAAGTCTAACACCGCCGATCCAGTATTGGAGTAGGTGCGGATCAGATAGCGAAAAAGATCGACTGGTTTTTGTTGCGGGTGAAGCCCGACCTCGCAGTTGAACTTTTGCCATGACGAAGGAACGCGCATATTTTCAAGCGCGGCTGGCCGCTTGTAAGAAAAGTCATTGAAGTTTTCAGTGCGTTCAGGCGCGTCCTTTTCAAACCCATACTGCACCCTAGATAGGCCGCCGCCCGTCCGCTCTTGCATCTGCTTGTTGTAAGTCCACGGCGAGCGAGCAAAGACGAGAACGTGTTCGTGTTCCTTCATCGGCTCGCGCACGGTGTTAGCGAAGTTGCTACCCCGGTTTTTGATCCAGACCCACTCGTGTTTGAAATGCTCGATTTGGCTCATCGTCAAGACCGATGAGAACGGCTGCACAGCGGTCAGGATCACCGGGCAATGCGGCTTCGCCACACGCCACAGGAGAGGCCATAGGCGCCTTAGATCAAGCGCGCTGTCAAACTTGGCAGAAGTAACGCCGTAGGGTGGGTCGCACAGGATTAGATCGACGCTGGCGGCATCAAGCGTCGGGAGAACTTCAAGGCAATCACCGTGGATAATCACTGTTTTTCCTCGCGCTCTTTGGCCGCACATTTCCGGCAGAGATAGCCGATCAGATAAACGCATGATAAGCGCGCCCATTTTCCGCATTTCCAGCACTGGCCGCTCATTTGGTGCATGGCTTTGCTATGACTGGCTTCGTTTCAACCACCACAAAATCAGCGGCCTCACAAACAAGGAAGGCACAGTGAGGTTCATCCTCGGCCATAGAGGCGGCCATCTTCATCGCCTTGGCTTTAGTCGGAAAATAAATCCACCGCTCTGCTTCTTCGTCCATCGCGGGGGTATTGTCTTGCGAGTTTATAACGTACCAACGTTTTTTCATGCCAAAAATCCTGCTTTGCTAGTCTGCGATTACGAACACATCAACGCCGAGCTTCCGCAATTCACCGACCTCGATGTCAACTTGTCGTTTCAGGTGGCGGAGAACGAGCGTTCGAGCTTCGGCCGCCAACTCTCCCCACGATCCGCTATCGGTAAGAAAAGCTG